TGAGCTCCCTTTGAAATGTATGCATCTACATAAACTCCATGGTAAAACTCTTTTGATGATGGATCATAGAATGTTTCTGGTTTAAAAGAAACAACCTTACCAACTGCAAGTGGGGTGTGCATCTCACGAAGATTTCCACGGAAACCCTCAAATGCTTTTAAGCTTGCTTCTGAAGTAACTACGTCACCAGTTTGATCTACATTGTCTAAAGTTGCAAAACCTGAGACGGTTCTTTTCTCTCTATTGACCTTAGTAAAAGGAACGGAAAGATGAATGTTTTCGCCACTGGATGACCAGTAAGATTTTTCAATATTCATATGCTTTATTTTATACTGTTATGTGATATAACGCAAATAGTGGTCGAGTAGAGTTTATCCTACTTGACGGCCATCTCCTTTTGAATTTCTGCCTTCTCCAGATTTATCTGGGGCATTTGCAGACCTCTCGGAATCTCTAGATCTGGTTTTTCCAGCTTGGGCGGTTTGCTCTGCGGCATCCTGTGCCTTTAAGTCTACGACCTCATCTCCGCCTTCAATTGGAATCATGCCTTTTCTAATTCTAACTTCATTAGGAGTAATTACCTGCATACGTAAATATCTTTCATCAATTTTAGACTGAGTGTCTTCGTCTGTCAGGGTTAGCTCATTAAATTTAATTAAAAGGGCGTCTGTTTTTTCTTCAATAATTTTATTTATTTTCTTTGCTAAATTGTTTTGGGCTGGTCCGCAGACTTGCTCTCTAAATGTTTTATCAGCATCTCTGGCAACGGCTAAATTAACTCCCGCTGGTGTTCCAACTTTATTAATAGGAACTCTATGGGCAAGCAATATTTCGTCTCTATTTGAAAGTCTGTATGTATTAAATGAACCTTCTTGAGTGCCAGCCTCGATAGGCTCCATTTTAAATTCTACCTTTGAGTCTGGTGAATCTGGTGGAAGAGGAATATATAGAGATCTGTGATTCTTTCCCTTTAATCCGACCTGGAAAAATTCAAGCAATTTTCTTTCTGATTCAGTTGAAAGCTTTGCTCCCTTTACCGTAATAATATAACGTGGAACTGCTTTATTTTCAAAGTAGTCTAGGTTATACTTTCCCGCAAATTCGTTCCCAGCCATAGCATTCTGAGCAGCAATAATATCTGGAATTCCATAATAATTATTTGTTGGCGTGTACTTCTTTAAATGAATAACTTCATTTGGGCGATCTTCTTGTCCAGCAATTGGATTCTCTGTTTCCATATCCCCAAAGTTTTTAAAGTAAACAGCCTTGCCGTAAAGTAATTGAATAAATCCGTCTCTTAATCTACGGACTCTCATTGTCTTTGCTGGAATGTGTCCAATGTATCCTATATTACCTGCTACGGTTCTACCAATTTCAATGTATCCGTTTCCAGTTGCCTCTAAGTCTACATAAGCTTTTATTAAAGTTTCTGTAAATGTCTCTTCTTCGTTTACTGACTCTAGCCAAGACTCTAGGTCCTGCTTCATTCTATTTAGCTTGTATCTAGTGCATCATTAGTTCTATTTGTTTCAACAAAGGAGTATCCGAGGCCAACTATATTTGATACCTTGGCATTTATTGCAGAATAGTTGTATGGAGATATTTCATAAATTTTAGAAAGATAGTCTAAGTTATACGGTGGCTCAATTAAATCAAACATAGCATAGCCAGTAATAGCTTGTGCTAGAAGATTTTGCTGTGTTCCAGTTCCATCTTGACCAGTAAATCTTTTTTGAATATCTCTTCCCATTTTGCGTCTAAAGGTAGAGCCTAGTCCATTAAGTTTTTTTAATTCTTCTCCCTCTAAATTAAAAGGGTCAGTGTCTTCAACAATTGATTTAGAACTAAATTTTAGCCAGTCTGCTGCATTTGAAATACTAATAGATTCTTGATTTTCGTTTTCATCTTCAATAAATTGCATTATCTTCCACCTCTTAGTTGTTTCATTTCATCTTTATAGTTTCCAATATCTAATGGATCTGGAACTAGTCCCCATTCAAGTCTTTGTTTTTGGTGTTCGAAGTCTTCGTCGCTAATTTTCCGCCTAGAGGAAAGAAATTTAGGCCCGCCTTCGTATATACCGTATGAGCGAACTTCTCTAGCCAAAGCATCCATTCTTGATCTGTTGTTCTTTTTTGACGTGACTGAAAGGAAGTTGCCATCATCGTCTCCAATCCATCTGCCGTCTGGCATTTCCCAGACATATATTCCTAGAGTAGATTCTTCGTCTAGAACTTTATGATTAAGCTTTTTGATATCCATAGATTAATATTCTACCATTCTTTCTAAAATAAGTCCAGACTTTGTCAGGCCAATGTTCAAATTATACTGTTTGGATGACTATCCATTCATTATTATAATATCTTGTCTCTGCTTCTGTCAGGGTAACCGTCTGATCGTTTATTATTGAAGAAGGCTTTCCAGCATAGGCGTTATAGTGGTTAAGGCAGATTGCTGAGGTTATCTCTTTTTCATATATGGCTATTACGTTGTATAAGTTTGAGGGGGATCCTGAAACATTATAATTCATTCTAATTGTTGTAGAAATTGGATTAGTAAATACTATTGTAATAAAGGCTGGCTCATTATTGGCCAAAACGGATGATATTGAGGTTGTTGCCGTTTTGTCTACCCCGTTAACATACCAAGCCTGAATGTTAGTTTTTGATATTGTCCCATTGGCAGCCCATTTAAACTCTGAAGAAGAGGATCCACTAGCTGGTGCATACAGAAGTATGTTTGCTTGAGATATGTCTGCTGGAGTTAAGAAAAACTCTATTGATTTAATTTGTGATGATGTAGATATATCAAAGCCGCTGCCAGATTTTGCCCTTATTCCATTCATTTCATTTCTAGATAAAATTGGATAATTTAATGAGCCGAGGTAGTAGTCTGAGGTTGAAGATATTTTATCCCCGTAATTGTCTGCATATAAATCGTTGTTGTTGTAAAAGCTAATTGAAAAAAATGATAGTCTTGGGAAATGCTTAGAAGAATCTGGGGTTGACATTGTGATTCTAAAGTATACCTGATTTGCTGTGCTAAAAGATGCCTTAGAGTATTGCGGAAGTGGTCTTCCGTTAATGCATGGCAAATAGTTTATACCATCTATACTGGACTCAACAGATATTCCTAAATTATTTCTCCATTCAATTTTAGATGTAATTAGTCCAATTTGTGATGGTAGTAAAAATGAGTCTTCAATAACAAATGTCTTTGCACCTGTAGATGGGTAAAATAATATTCCTCTTTTTACATTGTCATAATAAGTATTGTCGTCTACAAAGTCTTGCCATTGTTTGTTTATCGGATAAGAGTATTGAAATTGAGTTTTAATTTGTGCATCTGTTCCAGAAAATAAAACCCCTTCATCTGGGAAAACAACTTGAATTGCTGATGAAGAATTGTTTCCTTGTAAATAATGGCTTCTTACAGTATCTTCTTTTAACGCATATCTATATATAGCTGGGGAGTCTATTGTAAATGTATCTAAAGAAGATTGTGTTGGCCCAATGATAAATGATACGGCTGTGTTAGTAAATTTAAAATAGCTTAGTTCTGTTGATCCTACAAGAACTCCATCGACATACAGAGAAATTGATTTTGGAGAATAAATGCCGACAATGTGTAATGCTTTTTTTGAATATGTTACTGCATGCCTTACTTCATTAAGTTCTGCTTTAAATACAATGTCACCGTTTTCCCAATACAAACCTGTTCCGCTATTGCTGTCTGCAAAAAGCCTGTTGCTGGAAATACTATTTAAAATGTCTATGCTTACCCAGGCTTCCATGCTAAAATCATTATCTGAAGAATATTTTGTTGCCATTCCAGGAGTTGTGGCTGCCCCATAATAATTGTTTGTTATTGGAAACGTTATGCTGGACGTACTAGTTATTTTTGTTCCACATCCTCCGCCTGGAATTAAAGGAAGAATGTTTCGTATTGGAGATCCAGAATATGTTCCATTGTTTCCACAACCAGAAGAATCGGCTGCAATAGTACCTGAAGATTCGTCAAGCTTCCAAAATCCTATTGGAGAATCTTTAATAACATTCAGGTAATAGGACATGGGTTTTATGCCTCAGGTCGTTCAAAAAAGAATAGGGGGATGCATTCTTTTTGTCCACTTATAACTTCTAAAGAAGCATGTGTAAAATCTTCTGTTGAAGGAAAGAAAATAACACAACCAGCTTCTGGTTTAATTTTAATATCTTGTTGATCAAAGTATAGCTCTCCGCCTTCGTAATCATCGTTTAGATAAATGACTGCAGAAAGAATTGTTTTGTTATCGTTTGGGTGAAGATCAAAATGTCTTCCCATTGAAGCTTGCGGTCCGTATATTTTTATGTCAAAAACGTTGGGAAGATGTGGAGTGTCTCTTATATACAAATGCTTAAAATATTCTGCTGCTAAATTATCGGCACATTGCTTTACTTGTGAAATTAAACTTACTGCTTGTTTATGACCTCTAGAATCATTTTTATTTTCTTCATTGAAATTAAATATTCCAGTCTTTTGTTTACCATAAATAAGATCTGCGCCATCATTAGAAGGCCAATCAACCCATTCGGATATTGGGTAATTTACTCCTGGATTTAAGTCTGCAGGGATATCTTCTAAATAGTTTAAGTCTATAGTGTTTAATTCTTCAATAAATTTTTCTGTATTAGACATAACTTTTTTAAATATAAATATTTTTTCTGACAGAATTGTAAGGTCTTCTGTTAAATCTTTTACGTTAATTATCATAGCTCGCCCTTTCCTTTATAAACTGGAGTATTACCAGATGATTTATCTTCTGCCCATTGATCATACTGAACATCTTGTTCTTGTCTTGTTTGAGCCAATTCATCTGCCCAACGTTGTCTTTGCTCGTCGGTATACTCAATTCTTGCATCATCCCAAAAAGATCCTATGGTGTATCTTTCTCTCTTAACATTTTTAACCTGAGTAACTTCGTGCTCATTCCCGTGCCCACCTTTAAATATTGCTATGAGGCCAACCTTAGGCTTTATTGCTATATCATAGTGTTGGAAATTTAATATTCCGCCATCGAAGTCGTCATTTAAATATAGGAATCCAGCGTATCTACTTCTTTCAAATGCCGTTGGCTTACCGTCTTTTGAGTTGTCTGAATGAAAATCTGCAAAAGCTCCTTCGATCCACTTTTGAGCATGATAACTAATCTCAGCAAATTTGTGGCCAAAGATGTCTTCTCCTGCTTTTTTAAATCTAAACTTTAAACGATTAAAATAATCTTCTGGCAAACCGAACTCTGGCAATGTCGGATCTGAGTCCCAGAATCCCATAGCAAAAGAATCATAAAATGATATTTGATTCCATTTTAATCTGCCAGACGTAACTAGTGATTCTAAATATTTAATCATAGCTTCGGCCTCTTGTTCAGTAATAAAATTTTCAATTGTATAAACGTCGTCCTTCCATTCTTTAATGGTTGGGTATTTATCTAAAACTTCTTTACTAAGCGTTGTCATTTTCTTTTAACTTTCTAATTGTCCAAAACCATGGGGATGTATATCTAGTTCCAGCTGTAACTTTATCTACTCCGTGAATATAATTTTTGTCTCCTGGGAAGAAATAAACTGCACGTCTTTTAGGTTTAAATGCAATTTTTTGTCTTGGGAAATGTAGCTCTCCTCCTTCAAAATCTTCATTTAAATAGAATATAGTTCCTAGGTCATACCAAGGAAAATCATTTTCTGTTCCTGCGTCTGGGCCTTCATGCAGTTCTTTATCTGCATGTGGAAACTGGAATGTTCCAACTGGCCATCTTACTATAGCTGGATTTGTTGGCTCAGCTTCTAATACGTTAAAAAACTTTTCAATCTCTGGCTTAAGTCTTCCAATGATATTTCTTAGCATATCGACTGCGACTGGGCTTGCTTTCATTAAAGTATTTAATGTGGCAACCCTATTTTCCCATGGTCGATGATCATAAATAATTGTTCCGTTTTCATTAAAATGAGACTCTGTAACATCCCAAATTTTATTGTTACGTGCAAAGTCTTCTAGAAAATCGCATTCCTCTTCAGTAAGAAAGTTTTCTATTTCGCCAATCATTTCTGGGCCTTCTCCAAAATAGCCTGACGGAGTGATTGACTGTCTGGCAGTACGAACATTCTTACCGTCTGCTAATGCATCATAATTTTGAATATTATCTTCGCTAATTGTACTTTCAAATGCCATTTTTCCCCCTATTCATAATTCTTTTTTTCCCAAGTTTTTTGTTTATAGATTCCACCATAAGCAACCCTATATTTATCTGTTGTCGCAACGTGCCTGTCATACATTTCTTGATTTGTATAATAAATATGTTCTGATGTCCAGTCTTCCCTTTTTATTGGAATAATCTGTGCATAAGGAGTTCCTTTTGGTATTAAGCCAGAAAAGCCTTCTTTTAGAAAGAATGGCATAAGTCCTGGCATAGTATACTTATCGCTATCTATTATACCAGCTACAGTTAAAAATGGTAAATCAAATCTATTTAATGGACTTGTTACTAGTGCGCTATATCCTTTAGGTAATTCAATTCCCCAATTTGGCCACCAATGAAAATGCTTAGCGTGGTAACCGTGTGGATTTTCAAATTGAGGCATTGAGTGTCTTGCGTCACAAAAATCTTTAAACTCTTCATCAATTTTTACAAATGGCTCTCCGTTGTATTGGACAAACATTATGTCTGTAGGGGTTCTAAGTGTATATCCTACACTAAAGATATCTAATAGGGCGGGGCAAGACTTAAATCCTAAAGATCTTTCTTCTGGCTCTTGATGGGGATATTGAGCTGGGATGTATTCTCCATCTTCAGCAAGCCAATACTTGGTTGCCTTACTCCACCATTCTGGCATAAACTTTTTAATAGCATCTGGGATGACTTCTTTATATTGCGCTTCGTTATTATAAGGCCTAGCAGAACCAAATTTAATTTTTGGCATTTTTCCCCTTTTCAACAACCTTTAACTTTAAATTTTTTACTTCATGTTTACCTAAATTATTTCCTAAATAATCGGTTGTGTCTCTATAAAAATTAGTCCACTTCTTTTCTTTTGCTAAATTAGAAACAAATTTTAT